TCAGGCTAAAGAAATCGCTTCCTGCGTTGTCCCCTGCTCGGCCTCTTTGTACATATCGGGGCAGTACTCGTCTCCGGCTGTCTCTCGCGGTGCAGAGACAAGGATCTGATCAAAGCCACACACCAGCACACCGCAGGTCATGGAATCGGTGCCCATATTCATTCCTCATCGTCCAGCAGGCCGGACACGTCCTTGTAGTCCATGTCCTCCTTCAGTTCGGCATAAGGATCACCGGGGAGATCATGCAGCGGCTTGTATTCTTCGCTGCTGGGTGTGTCCACTGTGGGCTCATGTGGGGCAGGATCACCGTCGCCCTTGTCATCGCTCTTACGGCGCAGAACCTCAAAGGCATTTTTGAGAGCTGGCGGGTAGGGAACGCCCATGATGCCCAGATTTTCGAGGATGCTCATACCGTCGTTGGCGGCGAAGAACAGAATGGTAGCTGTGCGCATGGCGGTGGTACCCGCCAGCTTGTCCAGCTCCGCCGCGATCATGACGATCAGCACGATCACGCCCTTACGGATCAGACCCTTGAAGCCGGCGCGGGACTCATAACCGCCGGTGGCTGTTTTGGGGCTCTTGTGCCAGACAGCGGCGCAGAGCGCTCCGGTCAGGTAATCTATGGCCATGGCCCAGGCCAGCAGCTTGGTCAATTGATCCCAACCGCCCAAATACTGTGATGCAATGCCTCCGACAGCGGCCAGTCCGGCCAAAACGGTGAAGTAAATGCTCTTCGCGCTGTTCATGAAGTTACCTCCTGTTTTTCCGGCAGTATAGCCGGTTTTTTTCTATGTTTGCGCTTTCTCTTTTCTTGGTGTCTTTTTTCTGCGATGCTGAGAGCCGAGTCGATTAATGACCATTTGGACAAATCAACCTTGTAACCGTTTAGTGCAGCGTACACATCGCGGCGCAAAAGCTGCCCGCTGGAGGCTTCCACAATCTGCCGGAGAGAAATGCCACGTCTGAAAGCTGCTGTCAACCGCACAAATGTACGCCGCTTGTCCTCGATCCCATAACTGAGCTGTGGCGAGCCGTCAACCATATCAAGTACCTCGAAACAACTATGCCGTGAGCTCGTTACCAGAAGATGCAGCAGCCGATTTCTTGGCGATGTATTTTTCTTTTGCTGCAGCGAGGATCCGCTCCCGGTTGCGCTGGTAGTATTCTGCTTTTTTCTGACGCAGTTCCTCTTTGTGGGCTTCGCGGTATGCCTTGCTCTGCTCTCTGAGTTTTTCAGCACCTGCGCCTTGCCGGTAGGCTTTCTTATAGGCTCGGATTTCTTCCCGGTGAGCTTCACGATAGAGGCGGCCTTTCTCGCGGGCCTGCTCAGCGTGAGCCTTGCTATAATCACGCACACGGGCTTTGATCTGCTCCTTGTGCTGTTGATAATAGGCAGCCTTCTGCATGGCAAGCTTTTCCGCATTGAGAGCCCGATATTTTGCAGTTCTGGCCCGAATCTCTTCCTTGTGGGCGGTGTAGTATGCGGCGCTTTTCTTCCGGTACTTTTCACGATGAGCCCGATAATGGGCAGCTTTGTAAAGCCGTAGATCTTCGCGGCGTAAAGCGTACCGCCTGGCCTCATAGACTCGAAGATGTTCCCGGTTCTTTTGCCTCCACTGCTTGCTGTGTGACCGAATCTTTTCTCGATTCTTGCGGGCATAGATCTCCGCGCGGTCTTTCCGGCGCTTGTGGCGTTGGTATTCTTCACGCGGGAGCCTTTCCAGGAGGACAGCTTCGTCGAGCCACCTGTCAACTTCAAGGTTGATAGGATCAAACAGATAGCTTTCGTTTTCGGCCTCGATCTCTGCGTCGGCTTGCCGGATCGCCTCAAGCTCCTCTTTCGAGAACGTTTTGAATGCTCGTGAACATTTCGGCATGTTATCACCTCAAATACAGTGACCTGGAAATCTGCTGCCTGTTTACGGTTCTGCCTCGGATCCAGGCTGCGGCTCTGTCTCCGGGTCTACCCTTCGATCAATGAGATCTCCCTCGACCATCACACCATCGTCCCGCATGACATAGACTGTTGTCCAGAGATCGCTTCCGACGTATGCAGCAGAGAGAAGCTCATGGTATTTAGCATATGCAGCACCCTGCTCCAGGCCAAAAAATTCGTTATGGGCAAAGCTCTGTCCATTTGTGCCTTCCTGCAAAGTGTCCTGGTGAACATTGAAAAAAGACGCAATTGCCATGTTGTACCTCCCAATAAATATTTTGTTGGTTAACCAAGAGTGAGTTCTAACAAAACAGGCCCAGTCACTTTGCCGGTGAGAGTGATAGAGCCATCGCGGATAAACGCGTTTAACTCCCAGATATTTAAAGCAGCTTTACTGGGGCACCAGTAAGAGAAAATTGTGTGAGTGGATTTTATGCCGGGTATATATAAAGTGCGGGGAAGAGACGAAAACGGCATAAAATTGACTGTGAACCTCTTGGGAATCTCGTCAATGGCATTACCAGTACGGATCAGCTCGTCCTGGATGTCGTTGAGGTTTTCCGAGGTAATGACCGTCTGCCGGGGGGAGTATTCGCGTTTTACAAAGCTCATGATCATAACCCTCCATTCGTGAGCCGCTGCTGGATCTGCGCCAGGAGCGTGCCTAAATCTGTACCGTTGAGTTCAATGACGGCCGCCTTGAATTTCCACTCCGGGCTCACCTCCACACACTCGGCAATCTCCGCCACCTTGCCGAGGCCGATGCCCTTGCCGCCCGCCAGGAAGTCCATGATAACGCCTGCCGTGGAAAGCCTAACCGTCCGCGTTTCTGTCAGTATTTTGTCTGCCAACGATACGGTAATGTCGTAGCTGTGTTCTATATCTGCCGCGAAGAAATACACGACTTGCTGCGTATAGGCTTGCAAAGTCTGGGAATCGGTATAAATCGAAGATGTTACGCTTGCCGTTCCTGCGTTGGTGTCGTTGATTGACGATATCGTGTACTCAACTGTCATCTCACAATATGCGCCTGAGTCGTTTGCTGTGTGGTCTTCGTTGCAGCGGTGGTAGTTAAGGATGTTGACAGAAGGAGCACTGTATTCCACAACGCCCGTCAAAGACATTGCTGAGGTGGTGGTTAGACCTCTTTGGTCTGTAACCGTTATCAAAAAATCTGTGTCATCGGTGATCGGATTGACGGTCGTGGCCTCATACCGATCAGATGAAGAATTGTAGAACAGCTCCATGCTGTTTCCGTCGTAGGTGACAACCGTTCTTTGAGCTTTGGCATAGGATGGAAAAATGATTTTCAGCGATATTTTGGCTCGGCTCACATTCGCTATGTACGTATTGGAGTATTCTTCATCAATACTATCCGGCTGCACAATGAGCAGTTGCTTGTATCTCACAATCGGGTACATGTTGCCGCTGTCCGCGTCCAAAGTGAACGTGTCAGAAGCGGTTCGTCTCCTTTTGTCGCTTACTGTGACGGTGACAGTAAGGCTCATACTGTGGGAATCTTGCGCATAGTAAGAAACGTCTGTTGGTATCGTTGTCTGGGCGCTTGTTGTTTCGGTCGTTGCAACAGTGCGTGAGTTCGCTGTCATTATAACGGTGAGCCGTTCTAATTCCCCATTTGTTACATTCAACGTGAAGCTTTGACCTACCTTAATACTTGTCTCGCTTACGTTTGCTGTTAAAGCTGGGTACTGCAAAGTGAAATTAACTGATGCTTGCACCGAACTTGTCACCGCAGCAACTCGCACAGTTATTTGCTTGTCATTATCCAACTGTGAATGGTCTGTAAACCAGCTTCTTTCGCATTGCACAGTCACCGGATCATCTGAGGTTACAACTCGTTGCGCAAGAGCAATTTCTTGATTGTTTTTATACGTAGCAAAGTATAATGTTACATTTCTTCCTGCACGTTCATTCAGTGTAACGGTGATGGTACCGCCGATTGTTACGGTGTTTTTATTCAATGAAATGGACAGCGTTGGTATTGTAACGGTAATCACACTGGAATACTCGCGGCCTAACTGATCTATGATCTTAATGGTCACGCTCATACTCGTCGTGGTGATCTGCGCGGTGGTAAACCAGGCTTGTGTAGCTGTCTCTGTGAAGGACGACGCGGTTTTTTGTGTGTCCGAGGCAAGCAGCTTGTTGTTTGCCTTAAAAGAGTATGAATACTTCCCCACAAAATTTTCCGGTGAAACAGTGATCGTTTCTCCAATTTTCAGTGTGGATGTACTCAATGTCATACTGAGAGCAGAAAGAACCGTGATCTGCGACGATGTGACCGATGCTGAACTTGTCGCGTATCTATCCTTTACATCTTCTGCCCTGACATAAAATGTGGTAGCGCCGTTGATAGGATTGGTGGTAGTCCCATCATAATAACCTGTACTGCTATTGTAGGTTAAGGTGATAGAGTTCCCGCCATAAGTCACGGTAACGGAATCTTCGGACGCAACACCCCATTTGACACTTGCCGATATTTTTACCTTGCTGTAACCTGCTACGTACCCGTAGTTACCGGGCATACGTGAATCCGCGACATTCGCAAGTGATACAGATTCGATAGAAGGGGAGATATAAGAGCTGTCTACAGAAACGCTAAATTCAATAGACCCCGAAGCTCCAAAACCATCTACCCCCTGGATTGTCGCTGTAACACGTCCATACGTACCACTCAAAACAGCAAACCAGTCTAAGTAGTCTGAATACTTAAATAAGGGAATATTTGTAAACCCATCGTATTCAAGTGTTTCAGAATTTGGCCCGGCTATTGTAATACTCACATATTTATACGGCCCATAACTAAGACATGAATCAATATATTCTTGATTAAGAAAGATTAGGTCAATTTCGCTCGGATAAGTGATACTTTTAGCCGTATTTACATGGTGAAAGGTTATTTCGGGGAAACGTGATTTACCGTTCCAGTATGTACTCCAAATTTTCAAATAGAAAACTGTATTTGGAGTAATTTTTGTGGCAAAGATCCTTGAAAAAGAGGTAAAGGATGATGTACTACCGCCCTTACCCGAACCGTCGTAAATCGCTATCGGTTCAGATGTAAACGGATCATTGTCATATAATGCCGCAGATAGGCCCGTCCCAAGCGCTTCTACGTTAAACGTAAAAAAAGCAATAGTATCATTCTGTGCGGGGAACCGAAAGTATGCTGCTTCTGTCGGATTCGCGCCAAATTGGGCAGTACTGCCACTGCCAGAAGTATCTACCCAGCTATTTGTTACAAAGCTATACCAGCCGTTGCATTTTATTGTACTTGTTCCAGAAGAAAGTATTACTTCGTCGGCCATTTTATCCCACCCACATCCATGACATATTGCCGCTTGTACGCGGCTGACAAAGTATTTTACCTAAAGTGAACTTGCCGCCTGTTGGTATTTGTAATTCGTTCGGTGTGTATTGCTTTTGGTTATCCCAGTAAGACATTTCCTGATTGTTGTAGTACAGGGATATTTTGCTGTTGGAGATGCGGAACGAAAACGGATCGTCCGTCTTGCCTACGATGACCACGCCGTTCTCGTAGCGGATGTAGTAGGTCATCGCATTGAGCGCGGCATTGGTATCGGCTCGCAACTCGGAGAACGCGATGGTCAGGCGCTGATCCGTCAGGCTGATCTCACCGGCAAGGGCGTCAGCCTGCTGGTCCGCCTCTGTTTTGTTGTAGTAGTTCTGCTCGATCTGTTCCGTTGGGCTGTACTCGGAAAGCGCTCCGGCGAGATCTTCATCGCTCACATATTCCGCAGCCACGCCCTGGCGGATAGAATCCGCCTGCTGGTTGATGTAGGAGCGCAGCACCACGGCCTGGGCATCGGAATACTGCCGCGCCTCCTGGGCGGCAATGCGCAACGCCCTGCCGCTTCTGCTCTGCACGGCATACTCGTGGTCGAGCTCCTCCTCGAAGTCGGCGCTGAGGTCGGCGGTCGGCTTCGCGCAGATCGTCCAGTCCATGGCCATGATCTGGTATAGCCGATCATCAATGGAAACCAAGTCGCCCGGCTCCGCGGCGGGGTCGATGGTATAGGCGGTGGTCGCCCGGAAGGGGCGGTAAAAGCGGCCGGCAGCGCGGGAGAGGCAGAGTGCTGCAGCCGTGCTGTCGGCGAAATTGCAGACCCCCTTGAGCACATAGCCGCTGTCGTCTCCGGCTCTGGCCTTTGCGCCGGCCTCCGTGCGCAGCTCCACGCCGGTGATCTCCGGGAGATCGATACCGGGCTCCATTCCATGCACGGCCCGGCCCTGAGTGAATACGGCGTCCTGATCGTCTCCGCCGGATGTCGTATCGACGATGGCCAAATCGGCAATGGCGAGATCCGCGATGGCCCCGGAGTAGGATAGCTCTGCAAGCGGAACCAGGCGCAGCCGGCCGGCGTTTGTCATCTGCAGGTTGCAGCCGTGCGCCGCTGCGATGTCTGACCAGACCTCCCGCGCCGTCGATTCCGTGTTGAGTCCGATGAAGGCGACGGTGTCGTCCAGGATCTCGCTGTTTTCCAGCTCGAAGCCGGTGGCCTCCTCCAGGAGCGCAGCCGTTGCCTTCGCTGTGATCGGCCACGCCGCCGGGAGCTCCTCCACCTTGTCCGTCCAGCTCTGCTCCAGCAGGAGCATGCCGTCGTAGGCCGTGATGGCGAGGATGCCGTCGTCGTCCGGCAGGCGCAGGTCGGTGTAATAGACCCCGATTTGTACCCACTCGGACACCTCGCTGTCGTCGGCGCTGTGCAGGCGCATCTGCACCGTGAAGGATGCGCCGCGCGGCCAATTTTCCTTCTCCTCGTAGATCTGCAGCTTGACAATAGTCGGCCGCGCTATGCCGATCTGCGGCCCGCCGTCGTCAAACAGCGCCGGCCGGATGGAGAGGCTGCGAATATTTCTTGCGTAAGGCTGCAGGACATTGTCGCCGTAGATCACCGGGCCGCGCACGACCTGCGTCTCATACCAGAAGCCTTTCTGCCCGCGCAGGCGGCGGTATAACGGGCTTGTCGTTTTCATGGGCGTTTACACCTCCGTGAGCGTAAAGCGCACGCTCTCCCACGTCAGCACGCCTCTGGACGCATCCCAGACTGCGCCCTCAATGTCGGTACCGTAAAATTGCTTTGTGACGATCCCGTAGCGCAGATCCGGGTAAGTGACCGACACCGTCTCCTTGTCCAGGGCGACGGCAAGCTGGCGTCCGCGTGCGTCTGTGAGGCGACGGCAGCTGATGTCGAGCTGCCGCTTTTTGCCCAGGATCAGACGGTGCATGAACGTGTCCCGGTCGCGCCCAGCCTTCTCGCTCTCAATGTCGTATTTTTTCCAGCGGAATCCGCCCTGCTTGACACAGTCGGAGAAATCCGCGCCGTCAATTTTGAAAGGGGCAAGTGGATTCATAATACCTCCTATACGCGCACGGCCCCGGCAATGCGATCCTGGTCTCTCATGACCCGGCGCACAGTCCTGCCGAGACTCGCGTCGTCCAGGACAATATCATGGCCTGCCATGATCGCGTCCAGGATGTCGTCCAGGGCGGAAAGCAAAATCCCGTTGGAGCCGTTGTCGCTCATGGCGCGGGAGATCGTGTCGCCCGCGCTGCTGCGCAGGCCGGAAATCGGCGCCGCCTCCTGCCGCACGATCTTGCGCAGCAGCTTCTCGGGCGCTTCGATGTTCATGCCGCTGCGCTGGTCGCCCAGGACGGCGGCAAACTTCCTGTTGGGCGGGATGACCGCGCCTTCGGCCAGGAAGGGAATGTGGAAGTTGAAGCTTGTCATCCCGGAGAACAGCTCCCCGGCGCTGGCTGCCAGATCGCTGAGCCATCCGCCGATGCTGTTGATCGTGTCGGCCACGCTGGACGCCATGTCGCTGAAGAAGCCGATGATGTCGTTGACCGCGCCGACGGCGCCGTCGACGATGCTGCCGAACACGGTACCGGAAAACCACTCTCCGGCGCTCTGCCAGATGCCCGTGATCGACTCCCACGCCGCTGAGAATGCGCTTCCAACCAGGTCGGCGGCAGTCTGCCCGACGTCCTGCACGGCCTGCCAGACGGTCTCTGCGCTGCTTCTGATGGACTCGAAGCGCTCGCTGATGTAGTTGCTCACCTGCATCCACAGTGCGCTGGCCTCGGTGCCGGTGCTGTCGGTCTTTTCTTTGATTGCACTCCAGGCTTCTGCCGCCCGGTCGCTGATCGGCTGCCAGACGTTTGACTGGAACCACCCGGCAGCGCCCTGCCATTTCTCAACAGTCCAGTCATGCGCCGCGCTCACGGTGGTCTCCGTGTCCCGCCAGCGGGCGGCAGCCCACTCACTCACCGGCGTCCAGACATTGGTGTTGAACCAATCGCCCGTGTCGTTCCACCGCTGTTCGATCCATTCACGGCTTGCCCCGGCAAGCTCCTGGGTACGCTCCCAGGTCGCGGATGCCGAGCTTGTGATCGGATCCCACACGTCGGATCTGAACCACTCACCTGCGCCCTGCCATGCCTGCTGTGTCGTCTCCCAGGCGTCGGTGACACTGGTCTCGGCATCCTTCCAGCGGGCAGCGGCCCATTCACTGATCGGTGTCCAGACATTGGTGTTGAACCAATCGCCCGTGTCGTTCCACCGCTGCTCGATCCATTCACGGCTTGCTCCGGCAAGCTCCTGGGCGTGCTCCCAGGTCGCGGCTGCCGAGCTTGTGATCGGATCCCACACGTCGGATCTGAACCACTCACCCGCGCCCTGCCATTTCTCCTGGATGTTGTCCCAGGAGGCAGCGGCCCACTCGCTGACCGGCTGCCAGACGATGGTATTGAACCACTCGCCCGCGCCCTGCCATTTCTCCTGAATCCAATCCCAGGCGGCGGAGGACACTTCCTTGATTTCATCCCAGTGCTTGACGCATTCGTAGATCGCAATGCCCAGCGCTGCGATGATAGCGATCACGCCCGCAATGGGGGCAATCAGAGCTGCAGCACCCGTCGCCGCAGTTGCCGTGGCTCCCGTGCCGGCTGTCAGTGCCGGCACCATCGTCCCTGTCAGGGCGGTCCCGAAGCCGCCCACGGCACCGGTACCGCTCGCAAGGCTTGCAATCAGAGCTGCAGCACCCGTCGCCGCAGTTGCCGTGGCTCCCGTGCCGGCTGTCAGTGCCGGCACCATCGTCCCTGTCAGGGCGGTCCCGAAGCCGCCCACGGCACCGGTACCGCTCGCAAGGCTTGCAATCAGGCCGCCGGTGCCCAGCGCGGTGGAGAGAAGCCCTGCACCCGTCGAAGCACCGCCAAAGGCACCCAGCAGACCGGCCGTACCGCCCAGAGTATCAACGAGCAGTCCGGATGCACCTGCAGCGCCGGAAAACGCGCCCAGCAGGCCCGCTGTACCGCCGGCACCCAGTGCAAGGCTCAACGCCTCAGCAGCGCCCGCTGCGGCGCTGAAAGCACCCAGCAGGCCCGCTGTACCGCCGGCACCCAGCGCAAGGCTGAGCGCCTCCGCCGCGCCTGTCGCGGCGCCGAGGGAGCTCAGAAGCCCGGTCAGGCTGATGGCCTCCAGCATGGCCTTTGCCCCGGCTGCCGCGTTTGCGATCGCGATCAGCTTGTCAATTAGTGCACCGAAGGCGACGGCTGCGGCCGCAAAGCCAAAGGCGTTGGAGAGCCGCTGCTGAAGATCTCCCCAGTACCCCAGAATGTTGTCCTTGAATGCCTTGAGTCGCTCTTTGAGGGCTTCTGCAGCCCCGGCAACACGGTCGCAAAATGCCTTGATCTCATTCCAGGCGTTCTTGATTCCCTGCAGCAGATCCTCAAGCCACTTGATGCCCTCCGGGCGCTCAAAGGACTCGGTGAAGCTGCCTCGCTCGATACTGGGCGGGGTATAAGCGGGTGTGCCGCTGCCGGCGGTGCTCCTGCCGGTGTCGTCTTCATCCTCCTCTTTTTCCTCATCCCGGAACGCCAGGACATGCAGGGTGTCAAAGTCAGCCCGCTGCAGATCTTCGACGGCTTCCTTTGCCTTCTTGGCCGACTTCGTCATCTCGTCCATGCCGTCGCTGGCCTCATAAGCGCCGTCGGCAAGGTCGTATTCGCTCTCGGCCACATCGCCGCCCGGCAGGTACTTCCACTCGCTGCCGGCGCTCTGACCGTTGCCGAAGACATTGGCAAAGGACTGTGCCACCCGATTTGCCAGCGTGGCCACCGCCGCGAGGATGTCCGCCACCTTATTCAGCAGCGGAATGAACAGCACGCCGATGGTGCGCACGGCCTGGCCGAACTGCTCCTTGATATCGCCCAGCGCGTTTGAAAGCTGCTTCATGCGCCCGGTGGGCGTCTGGGCAAGCGCCCTGTTCATCCCGCCGACACTCTGCTCCACAACGCGGGCCAGCGTGGCGGCGCGCTGCTCCTCGTTCCCGAAGCGCAGGATCGCGGCCTCGGCCTCCGTGAAGGTGTAGCCGTAGCGGCTCAGAGCGTTGACCTGGCCGTTCATGACCTTACCCAGCATCGTTGTGATGCTGGTGGTCTGCTCCGCCGTGACGTTGTAGCCGTACTGCTGCACCGCCATGTCGTTCATCACGGGGATCAGCGTCTGCAGGCTGGAACTCAGGCTCAGGTAGGTGGACAGCTCCTGTGCTGCGGCAAGCTGCACCTCATCGCCGACCACGCCCAGCTTCTGCTGCGCTGCGGCGAGATCCAGAATACTCTGGATCTCGCCGTTGGATGTGCCCATGGTGTTGCGCATGGCTCTCGCAAGCCGGTTCTCAGCCTCAGCCTGCTGGTCGTATGCCTCGGCGGCATCCTGCGCCGCCTGATACACCCTCCTGACGCCGTACACGATGGCGGAGAGGGTGAAAGCCTTTTTCAGCCCGCCGAGTGCCTTCTGCATGGCGCTGCAGGATTTGCTCACGCTCGACTCCATGCCTTTTACGGACTTGGCTGCCTTCCGGCTCTGGTCGGTGATGGCCGAAAAGTCCGCACCGGCCCTGACCATTAAGTTTTTTACTACACCGGCCATTATGCCTCCTCTCCGCCGAATAGCCTGTTGAGTGTCCTGACGGTGGCGTACATCGCCTCGTCGTCCATGGGCCCTTTCTTCTCGGGGAACACGTCCTCATAGCGCGGCGGGTGCCTGCTCCAGATCATGGCGCGCGTGAGTCCCGCCAGGTTGTAAATGTCGGTCTTCCGGTCGTGCTCCTGCCGCTTCAGGCGCGTGAGAAAAGCGTCCGCCCAGATCCGCAGCTCCCTGGGGGTCATCTGCCGCCACTCGGCGACAGAAAGCCCAATCTGGGCGGCAAGCTCCATGCTCCCCTCAAAGTAGCCTTTCAGGTAGGGCCCGCTTCGGCGCCCTCGTCCTCGTCGTCTTCTTCCTCGTCCTCGGGGAAGGCTGCCTTCACCGCCTCGGTCAGCGGCTCCATCAACAGCTTCAGCACGCCGCGCACGCCCAGTTCGCCGAGCCACCGGTCAAACTTCTCCCGCTTGAGCTGCCCATCCTGCTCATGCAGCATCAGCCACGTCAGCAGCACCATGTAGTCATAGCGGGTGATCTGATCCGGCAGCGCATTGAGCGGTACGCGGGTCATGCTGGAATACAGCATCATCACGTTATGCGACAGCCGCAGCTCCCACTGGCGGCCTCCCAGCTCGATCACGGGGGCCAGGGTATCGTTCGGGGTCTTCGTTTCTGCCATCGCTCAGCCCTCCTCAGTCGCCGTTGCCGGCAGGTGCAGTGGCTGCCAGCGTGGGCTTTCCAGTGACGGCAAGGCTCAGCTCAAAGCTCACGCCCTGGCTCAGCTCCGCGCCGGTGGAGAATCTCACGACGCTCGCCGTGAAGCTCCAGGTTTTGCCGATCTTCTGCGGAAAGATGATCTGGCAGGCGACGGCTTCGCCGCTATCGAGCAGGCTCAGGCACTCGTCCTGGCCGTCGTCCGCGCCGTCCAGGAAGCCACTGGCAGTTACGTCGCCCACGTCCTTGAAGTCAGCCGCCTTTTCGCGGTAGCCGCTCGTGTTGTCCATCGCGGTGAGATCTACGGTATCGGCGTTGACTTCGATGCCGTTGATGCTGGTCAGGCCGCCTACGACCTTATTGTTGATTTTAAGCTGTGTGCCCTTGGAATTGGATTTGCTCATGGTGAGTACCTCCTGTAAATGTGTCCAGAGTGGACTCGTTTACAGCGGCATTTCGCCGCTGTGCTTGAGTTGGTTGATGATGGGGCGCAGGCCGTTGGGGATGGGGGCTTCTGCGCCGGTGGAATCCCTGTGATCGTAGTAGTGCAGCGTGAGGGAGTGCCACGCCAGCTTGTACTGCGCCGCGGCAAGCGGGTCGCTGTCGTCCGGCGGCTCCTCAATGCCGCTACCGCGCAGGTACGCCTTGGCTGCCGGGATGAACTCATCCCGGATCCGGCCGACGTTGTCGTCGTCCTCGTCCACGTGCATGTAATCCAGGCACTCCTTGAGGGCGGCGGCCTGCGCGGCCTGCGCGGCCTGCGCCGCCTGCTCCTCCTCAGCAGCTTCTGCGGCTAACACCGCTGCCGACTTCCTGGCCATGACTTATCAGCCGTTGCCGCCGGCGTTGCCGGAAGCCTTGCTGTAGTATACGAAGCCCTGGTGCTCGACCACGTTGCCGCCCAGCATCACATCGCCCAGGATGGTGTGCATGCGCTCGATGGCCTTGGCGGACTCATCGACGCGGATCTCGTAGCCGCTGAACAGGCCCAGCATGTAGTTCAGCGGGTTGCCGTAGATCAGATCGCCGGCAGTCAGATCGGGCACGATCACATAGGGGATCTGCACGCCGCCGTCGGCAATCACGCCGCGATTGCCGTTGCCCTGCTTGGAGATGTTGAAAAGTCTCTGCTTTTCATTGGTGCCTCTGAGCTGGCCGAAAGCCTTCAGGTCGGCCTTGCGCAGCTGCAGCACGGCCTCGCCGGTGAACTCCGTGTCGGGGCCGAGGGCGAAGTACAGCTCGTCCAGCGTGTTCTCGTCGATGGCGGTGTAGGTGTCGGTGACGATGATGCTGGCGCCGGCTTTGTTGACGGCGGTCTTGATACCGTAGGAAGTCTTGGTGCCGTCCACGGCGCCGTTGACGATGAGGCCGACAGCCTTGCGGCGCAGGGCGCGCAGCGCCATCTGGAGCACCTTCTCGTAGTAGCGCGCGGGGCTGAGCTTCTCAATGTTGCGGTCGACGAAGCTCGTGGTGGTGATCTCCATCGGCACGATCTGCGCGATGCCAAAGGTGGGATCGGTGCTGAGGGTTCTGGCGGTGCCGGACTTGGCGACAGGGTCGGCTACGGTACCGTCGAACTCGGAAATCACATAGGGCTCTTCCCAGCCGCTCAGACCGGTCATGTCCTCGACATGCACCATGTCCAGCAGGCTGGAGATGGCCGGCTGGTTGTCGTGGATCTCCGTGCCGGTGCCGCTGGGCTGCACCAGCGTGCCGGTGATGGTGACAGCGTTGCGCAGGGCACGGAACACCTCAGTGTTGGTCAGCGCAATGGCGAGGCCCTTCTTGAGATCATTGCCGCGCTCGTTGGCGATGTCGGTAGCCTCGGCGGCGCTGGGCTGAGAGGTGAGCACCTGCAGCTCCTGGGCCGCGATCAGATCCTTGACCTGGTTGATCTCGGTGAGGATGTTGGCCGCCTTCTCCATCTGGGACTTGTACTCCTCCTGCTTGCCGGCGTTCAGCGCCGCCTCGGCGGCGTCCAGGGCGGCCTTGCGGTCGGCCGCCAGCGCGATGAGTCTTCTTTTCATGGGTTTACCTCCGTAAAAAAGATATTTATATCAGCGGCAGCCGCCGCGGATATGCTAATGGTTATCGGTGCCGGCGCTTCCTCGCGCCCACACAATGGCCACCACGATCAGGCCGGCGCCTGCCGTGATCCAGGCCGCTGGAATGCAGATCAGCGAAACGCCCATGACGATGCAGCAAAGGCCCGCCAGAAATATCAGCAGGCTGATCACCTCGCGTCGCCTCCATTCCCTGCGCCCTTCTCGGCGCGGATCCGGGACAGCTCCCTCCAGTCTTCCAGCGGCACGTAGTTGAGACTGGCATAGTGTTCATTGCCACCGTCGACGTCCGGCATGTCTTCCAGGGCGCGGATCTCGTTGACGCTGAAAGCGCCGCTCTCGCGCATGTTCTTGTACCAGGTACCGCGAGAGGCAAAGTCGCCGCGCAGCTCCGCCATGAGGTTGCCGCGTATGCGCAGCCCTTTCTCCACGTCCTGCGGCAGCAGCAGCTTGTACAGGAGCTCCTGCTCCCAGATCGTGCAGTTGGGATGCACCGTGCCCACGACATACTCGATGGCGTTCTGCTCATTAGAGCTGTACGCCTGCTTGCCGGCCTGCAGCTTGTACAGCGGCACGCCGAAGATCCTGCCGAGATCTTCGACACTCAGCGCCATCTGCTCCACGAACTGCGCGTCGGCATTGCTGACGCTGATGGGCTTGTACTCCACGCCCAGGTCTAAAACCGCGATGCGGTTGACATTGGCCGGACCGGAATACCGCTTTTCCCACTCCTCGCGCATCCTGTCCTTTTTGGAGATCGTGCGCTCCGTCCCGTCGGGATCGGTGACGGTGGTCTTGCCGCTCAGATCGCTGTCCGTTTTGAGGATGCCGATGGGCTGGCCGCCGTTGAGGAAGTAGCTGCTGGAGTATTCCTGGGCCGCCCTGGCGCCCTTGATGATCTCCTGGGCGCGCTCCAGGTACCCGATGCCCTTATAGCCGTTTTTGGAGTAGGCCATCACATGCAGCACGTCCATCCGCCCGCAGCGGATGGTCTCACCCGTGAAGGGGTGCTGGATGGTGTAGTAGGCGTCGCCGTCCTTCAGCAGCTGCACAGTCCAGTACCCGTGCGGGATCGGCACCAGCTCCGTCGGCTGCAGCGAGTGTGGATCCCGGCGGATCCACGCCACGCCGTTGCCGTTGGCCACGCGCTCCGCTTCAAGCTGCTTTTTGAAAACGGCGGGCGTCTGCCAGCGGTTGGGCCTCAGCTCCAGCAGATCCAGCGCCGGGTGCTCCACGCGCACGCGGGTGCCCCGTTCATAGACGAAAAACGGCATCTTGGCGATGGAATCGCTGAGAATGTCGATGCAGCGGCTCACGGTGGAGATCCGCATTGCGGCGTCCTGATCCGTGCGGATGGGGGCCGGGCCCAGACCGAGGCTCTGCGCCGTCACGGCGTCCCTCGCCGGGGGAGGGGATCCCCTTGCCCCGGCGAGGCGGGCAAGCCCGCGCTCGAAAGCAATCACAGCACGCACCTCGCTCTCTCAAGATCAATCGCGGCCTGCAGCTGCCAGTTGTTCCCGACATCCGTGTCGGCCGCATTTTCGGGCGCTGTGACGGGCGTCATGGCCGCGTCCGGCGTTTTCGGCTCCACCGGATGCCCCGGCACCTCCTCCGCGTTCCCGGCCCTCACAGCGGCCTCGTAGCGCTCAAGAAGCGCCTGCGGGGGCGTGGAGAGCGTCGCCATGTTGGTAATCAGCAGGCCGCCCGCCGCCGCGATCCGCTGCGCAGTCTCCTCGTCGGTGTCCAGCATGCCGTCCACAAGGCCCAGGTCGATGGCGTCCTGCACGGGCATCCAGGTGGACTCGTCCACCAGCTGCTCAAAGCGTGCCCTGGGCGTCTTGCCGGCAGCCTTCACCACGTAGCCGTTGATGATGCTGGCCTTGATGGAGTCCAGGAAGTTCACCAGCTCCCGCGCGCCGTCGTTGTTAACATATCCGGCGCCCGTTGCCGGCTGGTGGATCATGACCTGGGCAACAGGGGAGGCAAGCACCGTGTCGCAGCCGCTCATGACGGTCGTGGCCGCGCTGGCCGCCATGGCGATCACGTGGGCCTCCGTATGGGCCCTGCAGCCCTGGAGCATCCCGAAGATCTCAAAGCCGGCCCAGACGTCGCCGCCGGGGCAGTTGATCTCCAGCACCAGCTCGTCATCCGGCGGCAGGGCCGCGATGGCGTCGCGCACGATGCCGGGATAGCAGCACGGAATCTCGAAAAAATCGTAAATCCACGCCCAGTCGTCGCTGACAAGCTCCCCGTAAAGTTTGATTTTCATGGGCTGTCCTCCTCCATAATTTCCTCCGTCTGGTAGTCCAGGCGAACCGTGTAAACACGTCGGTAGAGTCCGACATCGACCTCAAAGAGATCCGGGGAGCTCTGCTCGATCTCCACGTACTCGATCAGCACGCGGCCCTTCGGGCCTTCCTCCTGGTCTTCCTCCGGCGTGGCATATACCGTGCCGCGCATATCGTGCAGCGCCTTCTTGGCCTTCGCGCACAGCAGCTGCAGCGCCCTCTCGCCGTTGGAAACCAGGTGCACCGTGCCAGACCAGCTCTGCAGGCCGGTAACGCCGTCAAGATCCTGTTTCTCGTCGTCGGCCGTGGGGGTATAAAAGGCAAACGGCGGGCGCTTCTGCTTGGGCGGCTGAAAAGCATTGACGCTGCCCTTCAGCACCGGCACCGTCTCCAGCGCCTGCACAAGCGCAAACTCCGGACTCATGCGTGTGTAGCTTCCTTCCATAGTTTGTCCAGCTCCTTCTCCAGTGTGTCCACCATGATCGTCTTGGCCTGCTGCTCCGCGTTTTCGGCGCCCTCCCGCATGAAGTGCAGGCCCGGCACGTAGCTGTAGCCGCCGCCCTTGCTGCGGGTGAGAAAGCCGTACTCCTGGGATGCGGGATAATATGCCTTGTCGTTTTTGCCGCCCGCTTCGCCGGGGTTCTTGATCGGCTTCTGGAGTACGCTGTTGTACTTCTTGTCGAAGGTTACCTCGTAGATCTTCTTGCCGCGTCGGCGGCTCTTTTCGGCTTTGCGGGTGATGGCGCGCTTGAGGTTGCCGGTCTCGCCGACCGGTACCGTGCCGTACTTGATGGCGCGCTTCACCGGCGTGATCGCCTTGGAGGCCGCCTTGGTGACGGCCTTCTGCGGGCTCTTGCCCATTTTGTCCAGGGCCTTCACCAGCTTGATGGCGCCGGTCAGATCAAAGTCGGCCCGGCAGTCACTCACGCCACACCTCCGCCGCCTTGATCAGCTGGTGCCGCTTCCTGCCGGTCAGATCCAGCGGGGGAGAGAGCAGCCGGAAGATCTTGCCCTTGCACTTGGCCCTCATCGTGACCACGTTGTAGTCCCAGCTCCGGCGCCGGATCTTGATGTTGTGCGTGACCTCGGTGGTCTCCTGGCCGGCAGCCATGAAGTCCCGGCTGCTGATCGTGCGGATCTCCGCCCAGACCGTGACCACGTCCTCCCAGTTGGCGTCGTCCTGGTACTGGAAGTCGCCGACGATATCGGCCTCGCCGATGAAGCGCTGAAACGTCACGCGCTTATCGAGCACGCTGCTGTCGTCAAAATCGCTGGTGTTCATGCTGCCTCCTGTTCTATGGCATAGAACACAGAACACCGTGCCCGTTCTGGGCACGCCCTTACAGGCTCCACTCCTTGTCCTCCATGCGGTCGCTGAGGGTCGGGTTGTTCCTGCGCAGCATGGCAAGTGCCAGCCCGTTCATGGAGCCCGCCACGGGGTCAATGCGTTCCGTGTCGTCCTTGTGCTTTTTGTTGAGCTTGATGTCGCCGTAGTTGTTCTGGATCTCCACGGCGTTTGCCAGACACCAGAGCACCAGCGGGCTGTACTCCAGGATGAGCTTGCGTGCCAGCAGCAGGTCGCGGAAACCTTTAACCGCGATGTTCTGCCCGGCGCAGCTCTGGTTAACCTCCACGCAGATGTCCTCGTTGGCCCGTTCCTCCCGCATGGAGATTGCCAGATCCGTGGCGTTGTGCCCGTCGTAGCCGATGGCCACGACCTGCCAGCCGTGATCCGCCTCGCCGGCCTTGATCCAGTCGTCAACATAGCTGTTGTCGGTCACGTCGCCGGGCGTGAGCGTGATATAGCCGTCCTTCGCCCAGCTGATGTAGGGGACGCGGTCTGACTTCTCATGCCGGGCGGCTGCGCCCTCCGGGATGAAGCCGTGCATCTTCATGGCCACGAAATCATCCGGCAGCAGGAACGTCGCGCCGACGCCGGACAGGTCGATCCGCTTGCCCAGGTCGAATCCCGGCCAGCACTCCAGCCCGTCCGTGAGCCGCGCAAACTCCTCCGGCGGCACCATGCACTGCCTCACCAGCTCCATGCAGTGCTCATTGAGGTAGTGGTTGATGGCGCCGATCTGCCAGATGTCCAGGCGCTTGGTCAGAAACGCGCGGATCTTGTCCGGGTCGTTGCTGCCGTAGGCGTCCTTGTAGTCGTCCGTGATGCTCTTGAGCAGCGTCCGCCCGTAGATCGCGGCCACGCGCAGCGCCTCCGGCCCGCCGAAAAGGGCGGCTGCCTTCATCTCCCTGCAGCTCTCCGGGAGGGGCTCCCCGTCGGCAGCGGCCTCCGCCGCCGCAAGCTCATCTGCCAGCACGGCGGCGCGCAGGGCCGGGTTTGCAAGCAGCCAAAGGCTCCGGTCGTGCGGGTTCATGTCCGCCGGGCACTCGCGGATCATGACGAAGTAGTGCTCGGCATCCTGCACATCGCCGTCGAGGATCTGCTTGGCGTAGAGCTCCTCGCGGTAGCAGGGCTTGGTCTGGGCGTCGTCGCCGGCGGTCGTGATCGCGTCCAGCAGGCACTGGAAACGCTTGCCCATGGAGTCCTTTTCCGTGTCGTATATCATCGACGTCGGGTGCGCGTGGTACTCGTCGATGACGATATAGCACGGGGCGCCTGAGTCCTTGTTCTTGGTGTCCTTGCTCAGGGCGCGCATAAAACCGCCGAGCTTGCGGTGCCGGATCATGGCGGTCTCGCTCTTGGGGATCTTCAAACGTTTGGCGATGCCCGGCGAGGCAAGCGCCATCAGGCGGGCGTCGCCGAAAACGCGCTGGGCCTGCCCACGGTCGACGGCTGCGCACTCCACCTCCGGTGCCAGCTCGTAGCGCGCAAGCTCCGGCTGGTAGGGCGGGTAGATGGCATCGCCGCACATGTGGTACAGGCACTGACCGCTCTTTTCGGTGCTCTTCCAGTTGCCGCGCGCCCGCTTGTTGTACGTGATGCGGAAACGCCTCGCGCCGGTGTCCATCTCCACCCAGCCGTACACACAGCCGAGGTCGAAAATCTGACACGGGTCAAGGCTGATCGGCTCCCCGGACAGGGGGCCGCGCACGTGCCGGCACTGCTGAAACCAGCGCACGATCCGGTCGGCGCGGGTCTCGTCAAAGACGTAGGGGAACTCCGGCGTGCCCTGCCGTTCGAGATCCTTGAGGTGGCGCTCGTATGCCTTCAGCTCGTAGTGCCCGGCAAAGCGCCGCCAGTCGCCCTCCACGTATTTCCGGGCGATCCGGGTCACAAGATGATGCCGTCCCGTCGGTCTTGTCGGCATCAGGTCAACCTCCTTGTGGAAAACTTCCGGGGTTATTCACCGCCGGGCGTCAGGCCGAAAGCCTTGCCCGCCGCCTGGCATTCCCGAAAGAAACGATCCTGTATTTGGCTCCATGTAGAAGCGTCTGACACGTCGCCGACCTTCAGCGCCTGGAACACATGCTGCACCGCCCGCAAATACTGCTGCTCGGCAATGATGTATCGGGCGAAGGCGTCAACAGAGTTTCGCGTGAGGCTACCGTTGCGTGCGGCCTGCGGGGCAAGCTGGGCCCACCGCATGCACAGGTTCTCGTCCAGATAGGCGGGCGGGTCAGGAATCACAGTCTTGGGGGGCAGCTCATAGCTGAACCGCTTTCTTGCCGGTCAGGCTCTCCCAGCGGCGCACGATCACCGCCGCGTAGTGCCCGTCCAGCTCCATGCAGTACGCCCGGCGGCCCAGCTGCTCACAGGCGACGATGGTCGTGCCGGAACCGGCGAACGGATCCAGCACCCGGTCGCCCTGCACCGTGCCGTTCCCGATCTGGTAGGCAAAGAGCTTGACCGGCTTCATCGTCGGGTGCTCCTTGCTTCTCAAGGGCTTGTCGAACTCCAGCACCGTGCTCTGCTTGCGGTCGGAGTGCCATTCGTGCGCGGCGCCCGGCGTCCAGCCGTAGGCGCACGGCTCGGAGATCTTCTCGCCCGTCAGGCACGGCTCATGCTGCCAGTGGTAGTCCTGGCGGCTGATCACCGCCTGGTTCTTCACCCACACCAGGCACTGCCGAACCGGCAGGCCGACGGCGCGCAGCGCCTGGCGAAACTCAAGCGCGGGCTCACCGTCAGGGTGCCAGATGTTGAAAACCGCGCCGGGGCGCAGCGCGTCCTTCGCGTTCATAAAGGCGGCCTTGAGGAAGTCCAGCAGCTGATCGGCCTGCAGGTCGTCGTTCTGAATCTTCCCGGCCTGCGCCTCATAGGCCACGCCGTAGGGCGGATCCGTCAGCAGCAGGTCGGCAAGCTCACCGCCCATGAGCCGCTGCACGTCGTCGCGCTTGGTGGCGTCGCCCACCAGCAGCCGGTGGTCGCCCAGCTGCCAAAGGCTGTCAGCGGGGAGCTCCTCGCCCTCCTGCGGTTCCGGGTCGAAGTCGTCCTCCTGCGGCTCACGCGGCAGATCCAGCTTGATGTCCGCCGCCGAAAAGCCCGTGAGCGTCACGTTGTAGCCGGCGTCGCGCAGCCGGATCAGCTCCGCGCTCACCATGGCCTTGTCCCACTTGGAGTGCTCGGCAAGTCGGTTGTCGGCCAGAATGTACGCCCGGCGCTGCTCGTCGTTCAGATGCTCGGCCAGAACACAGGGCAGCGCCTCCATCCCGGCCAGCTTCGCCGCCTCCAGGCGGCCGTGCCCACAAAGGACACCGCCGTCGGCGCGGATCAGCAGCGGCCTCAGAAAGCCAAATTCCAGGATGCTCTGGCGCAGCTCCTCGATCTGCTCCGGGTCGTGGATCCGGGCGTTATTTTCGTAGGGCTTCAGATCGGCGATCCGCCGCACCTCGATCTCGGTTGTCATGTAGATCTCGCTCATGGGTGCCTCCAGTCGTGCCGCTCCTTGTGCCGGTTCCTGGCGTCGCGCTTGGCATCGCGCTGGTAGCCGGCAAGCGTGGTCTCGGCGCGCTCCCGGCGCTTCTTCGCCCGATGTTCTTCAAGCCAATCCAGCCGCCGCTGACAGCAGCACCCCGGACTTCTGCCGGGGCAGTTTTTCACACAGGGATTTTTCATGCGAACAGATCATCGTCCGCCTCGCCGTCACCCTGCTCTGCCAGCCGCCTGGACAGCCGCGCGCGGCTCTCCGGTGTCAGGCCCAGCTTGGAGGCGTAACTCAGCAGCTCCCGTTCAATGGCCTGCAGGTCGTCGCCGACGGCAAGCATGGACTTGAGCGTCAGCCGGTCATGGTCGACGGCATACGTGGCGCGGTGGCCCAGGTAGATCTCCTGCAGCTCATCCCGCCGGGCAAGCTTGGCGCAGTAGATGCCCAGAATGTCAGAGTCGAGGGTGTCCAGGATGTCGACGCCCTGCATGGTCTTGAGGATCCGCGTCCAGTGCGCCGTCGCGGCCTTGTCGTTCTTGAGCAGCTTCGGCTTCTTCGGGGGCCGGGAGGGGAGCTTGTCCTCCTGGGCCTCCCGCGCCTCGCGCTCGTCTTCGGTCAGGTGTTTGCTCATGTTGTTGAGGGTCTTGACAGGGGTAGGCAAGGGGTACACCTCCATCCCGATCCGGTACCCGGCGCCCTGATCTGCCGTCCAAATCGGGCACCCCGAAACCTGATCGGGGAAATTTTTGCGCGTACGAGAGGAGCCGGGGCATCAAGGGGCCGGGGTCAAAAATTTCCGACCCCGGGGGGAGGGGGTCAACCACTGCCGCGCCCGCGCCCGCCCAGGCGACGCGGCCCACGCGAGGCCGCGCGCGTCGGCGCGTCAGGCGAAGCATCGACGCCGATGCAGTGCATCAAAACGACTTCGATTCGCGTCGATCCTGCGCCATTTCTCGCGCTGTCTTCTGGTCGTGGTGATACTTGCAGAGGCTCTGCAGGTTGGTCACGTCGGTGAACAGCGTCCAGTCGCCGCGATGCGGCTTGATGTGGTCAACGACCGTCGCCCTCGTCCTGATACCCTCGCCGCTGCACTCGCGGCAGAAGGGCTCACGCAGCAGCTGCGCAGGGCGCAGCCGATCCGTCCAGATTGGCAGATTGTACCAGGCGTGGTACGCAGCGGACACGCGCCGCTTGTGCTGCGGCCTGTGCTTATCGCACCAGCCTTGGCGCGTGAGCACCGGGCATCCAGGATGCCGGCAAGGTTTGAGTGGCAGCGTGGCCACGGCGTCACCTCCGGGGAAAAGAAAAAGCCAGAGCCAGCAGCGTGTGGTAAATCACACGACTCGCTGGCTCTGGCTCTGAAAGCACTGGCCCTGTTTAAGCGTCAGGGGTATATCGTTTTTGCAGACCCGGCAGTGGACATACACCAGGTCGGCCGACTCGCTTGGCCGGATCTTCTTGAGGCGGCGGTTGCTACATATCGGGCAGGAGACCCACCCGTCTTTGATCGGGATTATTTTATCACACACGCACGCAGTTGGCAAGACAAACACACCTCTTTTTCCTGAGAATAATATTGGTTTCAAGGCTGAAAAATTTAATAAAAAGGTCAGGCCGAGAGCCGACGCCTGCGCCGGGCGCGAGGCGGCAGCGGATGGCGGCTGCCGTCGTAGCAATACTTGAGCACCTGCCAGCTGGCGTACTGTGTGGCCTTGTGCTCGTCAAGCAGCACCTCGCTGCCCTCCGGCGCGGTGAGCTTGTAGTCGTCGTCCACGGTGATGGTCTCGGTCTCCGGCTTTCTGGCGTTGCGGGTGCAGCTCCAGCCGTGCAGGCCGGGCTTGGAGTCGTACTCCTGACATTCGCGCAGCTCCTTGGTCATGTAGATGGCGAGGGCCTTGTACAGGTTGTCGGGCTCGTCGCCTGCCTGCGCGGAGACTTCCTCCATCCACTTCGGGCAGTGCAGCCGGCTGGGCTTCTGGAGCTTGTCGGCCTCGATCTCAGTGCCGTAGATCCAGCACCGGCGGATGATATCCAGATCGCGCCCGGTGTTGTCCAGGACAAAGTGGAAGTGCCACCGCCCGGAATCGGAGCTGAGGATCTCCGGCGCCCAGAACACGACTGGTTCCGGCAGCTCTTCGGCCTTGCGCTCCCGGCGCAGGAGCTTGAGGAAATACTTGAAGCGCATCTGCGCCTCCTGTCGGCTCTTGGGCATGTGGTCATCGTCGAAGGTGGCGGCGCAGACCATGGCGCTGCCGGCGCGCGGGAAGTTGGCCGCCAGCATGAGCTCCAGCTTCTGATAGGAGTAGATCCGATTCATGCGGCGCTGGGCCTCTGAGCTGGCCTTCTGCTTTGCGGCGCGCACCTTGGGGCTCTCGCGCCCGCTGCGCCGGTTATAGAGCGCTGCCACCTGCAGCCCGCCCGCGTCTATGAGTTTGAGAATTTTGGCCACGGCCTGCCTCTCCTCTCGTTCATGCAGACCGTGGCCCTAAAGGCTCTCGTCCTCGTGTGTTCTTTAAGATACCCGCCGCCCGGCGGAAAAGTCAAGCCCGAAGGTTGACCGGCGTCTCACTCGCACAGGAGCCAGGCAATTGACCAGGGCTCGGAATCGTCGATGAAATCAAAGTCTTCCTCGAGTTTGACAGGCTGACCGTCCCTGGAGTTCCAGTACGCGCCATCCTTGGTGGGCTTCTCGAAGTAGGCATAGAGCTTGCCGTCGCCGTCCCTGGCGATATAGTTGAAACCAAGCTCGTCCATTTTTGTGAGCTCTGTCTTCTCCTTCTCGGTCAGCTCCGGCGCGTCGTCGGCGGTGGGATCCTGGATGACGCCGGCGTCGATCAGCGCGGCCTCGGCCTCGTCCATGGTGGAGTGGATCCATGTGCCGGAGCCATGGCGCAGGTGTATGCAGATCTGCGGCTGCACCTCAAGATGAGAGTCATAGCTGTCACAGATCATGGCGATCTCCGCCGGGTCTACAAAGCAATCACCGATTTTTATAAGCATAATTTTGTCTGTCCTTTCCTCTCTTCGGCCTTTCGCCGCTTTTCTGAGAGGCAGCGCGCACAAAGCGCGCCGCCGTTCCTGGTTCTGTCGTCCTGACATTTGCATACCGTGCAGCAGTTTAAGCGCCGCAGCATATCATACCGGGCGTTCCGGTAGCTGCTCTTTTTTGCCCGCATGGCCGCCCTCCTCTTCCTCGCGCCGCCGCACATCCTCAAGGCGGCAGCGGCTGGGATCATTGAGGCAACGGTTCTTGCACCGGCCTCTGCTCTGACAGGTCGCGCAGCACACGAACTCGCGCTGCTTGTCGCAAAAGAACACATTGCAGTAGCGTCTCACCCTCTGTCGCCTCCCGGCACATGCCGTTCGCCGAGACTCTCCTCGTCCCTGCGGTTGATCGCCTCGACCACCTCTTCCAGGGTGAGCCCTTCCCGGATGGGCTCATCGTCGATGTACAGCCTGTACAGCAGCTGCCCGCCCGGACCGGCGACGTACTCCTTGTCATCCGGGCGGCGTTTGTACTTGGTAAATTTGATCTTCATTCCGCGCTCATCATCGCCTCGTACAGCGCCTCCGATCTGTCACCGTCCTCGTACAGCTCGATGAGCACGGCCAGCCTCAAACCGCCCAGCAGGCCAGAGATGCCGGATTCTTTGTACAGTGCCACCAGGTAGCGCACATGGCTCTCTGCAGCTTCCCAGTCCATCATGGTGTCCTCCTCTCTTTTTTGATCGCCACCAGCTCCATGCTGCCCATGGCCTGGACGTAGAGCGCGCGGTCGCTCTCGCTCATGGTGGCCACCGCCGACTCCACGCTCAGACGGAGAGCAGCCATGGCCACCGGGCGAAAAGCGCCGGGCGTGCAGTTGAAAACGTCGGCCACGACCTTGCTGGCGGTCTGACAAACGATGTTGAGCTTTTCGATCTCGGTGAGCTCACCCACGTTTCGCCACCTCCTCCAGCAGCTCCGCCGCCCGGATCCTGACCCTGGCATGACAGTAGGGGACATCCCGCGCCGGGCACTCCCAGCAGCGCGGCATGTCGCACGCGCAGCAGCGCAGCGCCCTGGCCGCCTCCGTCGGTGTAAGCTTTTACCTGACATTTTCACGACGCCGGCCCTCTCCTCTTGCGCGGATCCATAGACCGGGGAATGGACACGACCTGCATGCCGGCAAGCACGTTCTCGTAGATCTGCCGGTCGCTGTCCGGCATCGTGGTCAGCTGCGATCTGATGCAGGCGGACACGGCCGCGATCACGACCGGGCGAAACTCGCGCGGGTAGCTCACAATCATATCGCCCAGTTTGTAGCTCACGTCCTGGGCAAGCTGGGTGCATATCTCCTCGACGGCCTTCTGAAGGGGATCCTTTATGCTCACGCCTCCTTTTCTTTCGGGATGATAGTGGGAGCGTTGCTTTTTATAGCTTCTATCTGGTCACTCCGACCCCTACCGTATTCTGTCGCCGTACTAAATCCACTTGAAAGGCACAGTTTGTCCGCATCGATCAGCCTCCCATGCGGCGGAACAGGTATGACGGGATGCCACTTATCGAAGCCCGGACTGATCCGCGCATATACGGTTCCTGTGATGCCTTCGGATATCTCAATTACCTGGCCGGCCTTCGGCATTTTCATGTCCTTGATATACAGTCCCACCTTCACGCCTCCTCCTTCATTGCGCCCGGCAGCGGCCACCAGCCGATAACCTTGAAGCTCAAATGCAGCGGGGAATTGAACACAAACCAGTTACCACCGCGGTATTCTGCCGCGGTCTCATGGATGCGGCCATCTTGCATGTCGATCTGGGCAAAATAGCGCCCGTCCCGCGGCGGCGTTCCGGTCTGCCACGTGGGCTTGGTGCCCACTGCGGGCACGTCCTTCCTGGGTCTCGCGTTCCGCCTGGCCTTCTCGTCCACCATCGCCTGCCGGTACCGGTTGATGGCGATGGCTGCCACCGCGTCGTAGACCTCCGTCCAGGTGCGGGCGATCTTCTGGCCCATGCCGACGGCGATGCCCTTGTTGATGCCCGTCCAGCCTGGAAAGCCGGGGCCGTAGTGTCCCTTGTTGCGCAGGTCGAGCCGCATGGTGTCGATGTTTTCCTTGCGGCTCAGACCGGCGTCGGCAGAGAAACTTCGCAGCAGCAGGTCGTCGGTGATCTCCTGCATGAGCTTCCAGAACTCTCGATCCTCCTTCTCGCGCTCGTCCAGATACCGCTTGAGGCTGTCGATGGCGCGGCTGCCGTCGCTTGGCTCCCCCTCTGGGGGAGCTGTCGGCGAAGCCGACTGAGAGGGTACCGGTTCCGGCGGCCTGGTAACCAGCGGCTGCTTGATCTGGCCGAGCACCTTCTCGGCGCTGTCGCCGGTCAGACCGCGCACGGCGGGGCCGAGGCGGGCGGCAAGGTCGTGCTGCACCGCGGCGTCCTCCTGACTGAGCCTGTACGCCACCGTCTCGCCCAGGCCGCCGCCGTCAAACTCCTGCAGCAGCTCCGGCACCAGGTTCGCCCGGATGGCGTGCAGCCGTCCGACGCGGGACTTGCTGATCTGGAGGATTGCCGCCACGTGGTCGCGCGTCCTGCCGGGGAACTTCACGCCCTGCTCCTCCAGCTTGTCGAGGATCTCCGTCACCTTCTCGGACTGGATGGAGATCTCCGACGCGGTCAGGATGCGCGTGGCGCTGTTGCCGTAGATCAGCTTCAGCTCCTGCCACTCCTTCGACACGTCGCCGCGCTCCCGGATGCAGGGGACACCGCGCTCAAACATTGTGCTGCCGCCGTCGCGGATCAGCAGGATGGCCGCCCGGCGCCGGTGGCCGGACACGACCGTGACGTGGCCATGTTCTCCGCTGCGCACGCGCAGCGGCTGCTGCAGGCCCACAAGCTCGATGCTGGCCGCAAGCTCCGAAACATCGCCGACGCTGTAGAAGTTCCGGTCGTCCGGGTCGATCTTGTCAATCGGGATGTACTCGATCTGCTCAAGGCCGGTGTCCATTCCGGGCACGCCCGCCTTCTTGAGCTCCTCGCCGATGGTAAAGGGGCGTTTACTCATTCTCGCGCACCTCCCTCAGCAGCTGCTCGTAGTCCTGGGCGACGCGGGATCTCGGTACATACTCGTACAGGGGCATGCGCTTGAAAGTGGACTCGCCCACGCACACGCTGGCGTGGATCTCCGTCTCGAACACGTCCAGCCCGTCGGCTTTCAAAAGGTCGCGGGCCTGCCGGGACAGGCGGCTGCGGTCGGCCATCGTTGCCAGCACTCGGAAACGGGGCGCAATGTGGTAGGCGCCGAGGCTCCTGACCTGCTGGATCATCTCCAGGGCGCCGGTGCGGGAAAACGCATCCGCCTTGACCGGCAGGATCACCTCGTCGCAGCATACCAGCGCGGCCACCGATGAGGCCGTGAAGCTGGGCGGGCAGTCGATTATGACGTAGTCATAGTCGTCACGTTCGCGCACCTCGCGGATGAAGTCGAACAGGCGCAGATCCTGTCCATCGGCGGCGCTGAGGATCGCTGCCAGATCCAGCGTCAAAAGTCGCATGTCGGCGCACAGAAGATCGAGGTTTTCATAGGCCGTGTGCGCGATGTTCTTCTCCGGGTCGTGGTCGGCCTGCCCGGTCAGCACGTCCGTCAGCGTGACGCCGTCCCAGTCGGGGCAATAAAAGTCTGTCAGATTGTGCTGGGCATCGGCGTCGATGGCGAGGACGCGGTCGCCGTCCCGTGCCATCTGAGCCGCAAGGTTGATGACGGTCGTGGTCTTGGCCACGCCGCCCTTGAAGTTTGCAACAGCGTAAATTTTCATGTCTTCGTGGTCTCCTTTTGTTTGTCAGTTTTCGGTTGACAAAATCGGGTAAATTGGTCGTTATAGGCGCGCAGAAATTTGTCAACCGGCAGGGGTCAGAATTTGAAAGTCTCGTAGCGGATGCCCTGCGGGGTTTCGTAGCTGACCCGGTACCAGCTGTGCTCCTCATGGATCTGCACCACTGTGCCGGTTACTTCTATTTCCAGGTCGCTGCCGAAACCGGCAGCCGACGCGGCATATGCGGCGGGCTTAAACCGGTATTTGTCGCCGATCTCATACGGGCAGAGGTTCAAAGGGATTGTCACCTCCTTCGTCGTCGCCGAGGTCGAACATGGGCGCGCCCTGGCCCGGCATCTGGGCGGGCTCCTTGCGCTTGGCATAAGAGAACGTCATGTGCTGCGGGTCGAAGGACAGCAGCAGGCTCTTGTTGGTGGCGCCGTCCTTGTCCTTGCCGATCTTGAGCTTGCGCGCGCCGGGGAAGGTCTTGTCCTTCATCATCAGCAGGACGATCTCGGCATCGTTCTTGATCTGGCCGCTCTCGCGCAGATCCTGGATCGTGATCTCGCCGGACTCCGGCGGCGTCACCTGACTGAGCGCCACGATGGTCACGCCCAGGCGGTTGGCCATGCGGTGCAGCTCCATGGAGATCTCCGTCACCGTCTCAAAGCGGCTGCTTGCCTTGTGCCTGATGATCTGCAGGTAGTCAATGAACACCACGTCGGCGTTGTGCATGATGATCCGATTCTGGATCTGCGGCAGCGTCTCCGCCCGGCGGATCACGCGCAGCGGCACCTTGTTGGCCTTCATGCCGGTATCGCCGGCGCGCAGGTAGTCGTCGCTGGACAGCGCCTTTTTCTTGGAGTGCAGCATCGGGATGGCGGCCACCTGCTTCTCGGACATGAGGCGGTCTTCGAGCTTTTCCATCGGCGTTTCCAGCGAGAAGAAAAGGGTGCGCTTGCCATGCTGCGCCATGTGGAAAGCAAACTGCAAAGCCAAAGCGGTCTTGCCGGCAGAGCTGTCAGCTGCCAGCACGCAGAAATCGCCGGGGGACACGTACAGCGTCTCGTCCAGCTGCGGGATGCCCCATGTCAGGTAGTTCGGGGGAGCCGGGTCGTTCATGCGATCCAGGTAGCTGCCCACCATCTCCTCCCAGCTGACGTCCTCGATGGTGTCGGTGTCGCGCAGGAGCTGGCCCATCTTCTCGTAGGCGTCCAGGGCGTCCTCCATGCTCTTGGCCCAGGAGAGCTCTGATGCCGCCATGCGGATCTGATAGAGCCGGGCCTCGTCGCGCAGGATGTGCAGGTACTCGTCCACGTCCATGTGGGCCGGCACCATATCCATGCAGGCCGCCACGGTCTCCTGCTGGGCGTCGCCGGCGGCGTGCAGCACGGTGATCGGGTCGATGGCCTTGCCCTCGATCCACAAGCCGTGCGCAGCCTCGAACAGGTGCTTGAGGGAAGAATCGCCGAAATAGGCGGCCATGGCGCCGTGGAAGATCTTCCCGGCAACCTCATCCGGCCACAGCAGAAGCGCGCCGATTACGCACATCTGCGCCGGTTTCCAGGCATCGCCCGACAGCTCTTTCACAACCATTCCTCGGCCTCCTCACTCGCGGCTTGGGTCGCCGTCTCCGGGGCAAAGCCCTCATCTCCGGCCTCCAGCGGGAACAGACCGCGCCAGCTCCGGTCGGTGGCCTTGTGCAGCATCCCGATCTTGTATGCCCTGCTGCCCTTAGAGTGCTGATCCAGCGTCGAGCAGCAGCGCGTCACGGTGTTCACAGTGGATACGGCCCGGCGGATCTTGCGCCGCATGTCGGCGTAGTCCATCCATGCCGAGAACAGGGCCTCGTCCTCGCGGCAGTAGTCGGTGATCGCGTCCCACACACCGCGCGGCATCCATGGAGGCGGCGTGTATTTGTTCTTTAGTCCTTTAGTTGTATAGTTATTTAGTTGTGGCGGATTTTCGGGCAACGGTTTTCTGGGCGACGGTTTTCTGGGCGACGGTGGCGCACCGTTGCCCGGAAAGCTGGGCGACGGTGTAGGCGCGCACGGCTCCTCCGGTTCGGTTGGGGCGTCCTCATCCGGCAGAACCTCCGTTTCTCGCGGCTGTTCATACAGGGTGTAATCATAGCCGGAAAAGCGCCCGCTCTCACGGGACTGATCCCGGACGATGTAGCCGGCCTCTTCCAGTTCCTGCAGCACCTTGCGCACAGCCTCGCGGCCCTCCTTGCAGATCGCAGCAAGCCCTGCCACGGTGTAGTCCCAGTCATCCGGCAGGCTCAACATCTTGCTCATGAGCCCCATGGCGCGCAGGCTTAACCGGTTGTCGCGCAGATGGTAGTTGCTCATGGTGGTGTAGTTCTCGTTATGTTGTACGCGTATAACGCCCATAATTTTCTCCTTGTCAAAAGGTGCAAGGCCGTGCTATAATAGCAGCGTCTTCGTGGTCTGGGCCTTGCGCCCATATCACCGCCCTGCCGGGGTCGCGCCCGGCGGGGCTTTTTTTATACCACGCGCATGCCGGGGAAGTAATGCTCCTGATGCGCGTCCTTTTTGCTGCCCTTGGGCCTGCCCTGCCGGGCGGGCTCCTTCTTTTTTCCTGGCCTTGCGCTTCTGGCTGCCGCCTCCCGGCAGCGGCCCAGGTAGCAGTAAAGCGCCTGCTGGGAGAAGCGCACCTGTCCGCCGATCCGCAACGCCTCGATCTCCCCGGCGGCCACGATCCGGTCGAGGGTGGCGCGGGAGATCTGCAAAGCCTCGCAGACTTCAGTCTTGGTCAGCAGCTTGTCCATCGCCGTCCTCCTCTGCTTCGTACAGTTCCTTGATCCCGCATTGCAGCAGTTCGGCAATGGCGGGCAAATAACCGGCCGACGGCATGGTCACCCCGCCCTCCCACTGGTTCCACGCCTGCCGCGTGACGCCCAGTGCGGTTGCAAGGGCAGCTGCGGTCAGGCCAAGCGCCCGCCGTCGCGTGCGGATGCCCGGCATGGTCTTATATATCTTCATGGTCTGTTCCTCCCTCATCGGCGCGGCGGTATGGGGCACGCGCCCTGGGCATAGCGCAGCTGCATGGCAGCCGTCACAATGTCCCGCAGCTCCTCGCTGATCTCACACCAGCGCTCCGTCTGCTCGCCCTCGTCCACCCGGCCGTTGCTGCTGATCCAGATCAGGTCGTCGGCCCGGTGCCGCTGTTCAAAGACGCGCATGCAGTACAGCAGCTGCGCCACAGCCTGCGCCAGCGGCAGCTGCGCCGCCTCCGGGATCAGACCTGCCGCCAGGGCCGAGCTTGCCCGCAGGTGCTCCAGCGCCAGCGTCGGCGCGGGGTAGGCGTCGCACATAAGCGCCACCTTGTCGTCCGGCGGCACGTAGATCCCGGCCTCCCAGTTGGCCAGCGTGCGCACGGCCACGCCCAGCAGCTCTGCTGCCTTTTCCTGGGTCAAACCGGCAGCCTTGCGGTGCCTGGCGTACATCGTCCGGTACTCGTCGTTCATGGTAAAAAGTGCCTCCTTGGGGTAGAATGATATCAAGATATCAAAGGGCGCTTATGGCAGCTGCTGGGCATCAAGGACAGAGCCTTCCAGCGTGTTCATTACGCCGTCCAGCACGCGGTAAACGGCAATCGGCATCTTGTGACAGTCAAGGATCTCCCGGATCTGCTCCTCCGTGATGTTGCCGTTGGCGGTCTTCACGAGGCGCTTCACGCTCACGCCGGCAGCGCGCAGCCTGTCCAGCCGCTCCTTGATCCGCCGCTTCTCGGCGGCGGCCTGGGCCGACGGACTGCCGGTTTTGACCTCTACAGGCACAAAGCCGGGGAGCTTGTCTTCCGTTTCCGGCGCATCCTGCCCACCCTCCGTCTCTTGTCCATCCTCAGCGGGTGAAAGGGTGTCTTCGGGTTCCTCGTCGGCAGCCGCTGGCGCCGCCGACACGTTCATCGTGCGCGGCGGATCCGAATACGCCACAGGCAGCCGGGTGAATGCTTCCAGGGGGGACACCTCGGCCTGCTGCGCTTCAAGTCGCTCCTCTGCCCTGGCCGCCTCATAAGCGTCGCGCAGCTGGTAGTACATGTCGAGGTAGTACGCCAGCTTGCTCTCGTTGATCCCGGTCACCTTTGCCAGCAGGTTCACGGCGGCCTGCACGGCAGCCTCCGGGGTACCCAGCTTGGGGGCCGGTCTTTGTTCGTCTATATTAATCACCTCCGTCGTTTCTTGGAATCCTGAGCTGTTCGGGAAACCCAAACAGCTCAGGCGGCGGGTATAGCGGGTCGCCGTCCAGCTGCGGCTAAACCCCGGCGGATATGAGTGAAGACCGGGAGCCGAAGCCCTTCTGCCGCCGGGCCTTGGGCGTCAAGGAGGCCCAGCCCCACGCCCGTGCCCCCTGGAAAGACAGCAGAAAAACAGGGCGCGGGCGAAATGCCAGGGGCTGAACTGGTATGGGCGAGGTCGGCGGTGGTTCCCTTGGTGTCAGTCCGGAAACTGCCGCCAGACCGCGTTTGCCAAGTAACCGTCACGGAACTTGGCGCGTAGGGAGCTGTGCTGGCAGTGATCTGGAGGGCCTGCCGCCGGATGATGTCTCGCCCATTGGTGCGGCGTGCAGGGATTGAACCTGCCGCGAGGGGAGATAAATCCCCCGCGCCACCCGGCGCCGCGTATAGGTGATGGGCAGGGCGCCCTGCCCCTCGATACTCCTCGTATTTAGTGCGCCCGGTCGGCGGCGCGCCACACTCTCGCAGTGGCCTGGCGTTCCGTTCTCTGTCGTCTTTTAAGCGCTGCCGATAGAAACGAACACAAAAGACACCCAGCGCTGGTGCGGCAAGGCGGAATCGAACCGCCGTGCAGAGATCCGGCCGGGAATCCTGCACCCACTCACTGGAAGCCGCATATAGGGGGGAGGCACCCGCCTCCCGTGGTCAGTCTTAGATGACAAGATAGTAGAGATATACCCACCAGCGGCCGCGCCGCCGGCAGAGCTTGTAGCGCGTGGAGTAGATGTCGCCGGGCTGCCACTTCCAGAAGGTGGGCCGGGGGATCCACATGTGATCCCCGACGTACTGCACAGCCTCGGCCTCCGTCTGGATCGCCTCCGGCAGCGGGTTGAGGGTGATGTACTTGCAGCCGTCGTCGTAGATCTCCCGGCACTCGTTGGCCGGTTCGTCGGTATACGCCCGGATGCTGTGCTTGATGGCCGCCGTGATCGGCGCGGTGGGCACAAGAGCCTTCGCCATGTGCAACAGGTGCCAGCGCCAGCGCAGTTCCTCCTTGTTCGTGATGGGGTCGAGCTGGATCACTGCGGCAGCGCCTCCTTCTTGCCGGGAATGAGGATCTCGCGCAGCCGGGTGACGATCCGCCGCCGGTACACAAGTGGCAGCCGCCGCGTCTCCGGCGGCATCTCCACGCCGACGGCGATAAAGCCGTCCTTGATCTCCCAGCAGATCGTGATGGTGCCCTGTTTCATCTTATCCCTCCTTCCAGCTGTCGAACTCTTCCACCAGGCGGCAGTCCTGGATCACCTGGTACAGCGCGTGGAACCGGTCGTGCCAGCGCTCGGCCTCCGGGGAGGGGTACTTGGTGTTGATGGCTGTCTGGTAGGCCGTCAGGGCCTCCATGGCCCTGACGAACAATGCAGATTTAAGGTCGAAGTCCTTCACACCGGCACCTCCCCAAAGCAGCCGCCGGTGGAGTAATCCCACTCAATGCTGCCGTCGAAGTAACGGCGCAGGCCGTGGGCAACGAAATCCCAGCCGCTCTTGACGTTTACCATGCGGGCGGACTCGCTGCCTCTCGCGCGTTTGCAGAGATAGGAGCCGCCGCCGGCATTGCGGTAGATCTCGCCCTCGGTCGGGGCGAAGGGCTGACTCTGGCACAACTCCCAGATCTTCTCGATCCGCCCGTCCGGGTAATAGATCACCTGCTTCTCCTGGCCGTCGTCCCGGTACCCGGTCACATAGACCGATATGCCGGTTTTGACAGCGTAGCCCTTGGCGGCCTCGACGGCCTGTTCCATGATGGGGCAGGTGCCCAGCAGCTTGCCGCCCTGGCAAACCGTGAATTTTACAAATCTCATGCCGGCAGCTCCTCGTCATCCTCGTCGAGCACGCATGGCTCCAGCTCCACGCGTATGGCCTCCTGATCCTCGCCGGCGTCGAGCCTGCGCTCGATCTCCATCACCAGATCCAGGTCGATGCAGGTGGAGCCTCCCAGCTCCTCGGCCAGCGCTTCGGCGATGGCGTGGTTGCTGCCGTTGGCAAGCTCCAGGGCGTTGGCCAGGGAGTCGATGTCCTCAAACTCCGGGGAGCTGTTGGCCAGGCCATAGTCCCTCAGGTCCGTGGCAAGGTAAAGGTTGTAGCTGCCCACCGCGCAACTGTAGTTCTCGGCGTCGCGTTCCGAGACAGCCTGGTAGATGGCGTAGCCGTTGACGGTTTTGATCTTCTTCATGGCGTTTTCTCCTTTGTCTTCGTAGTCTTGTCTGATTTTCTGTGCTGTGGTAGAATCTGGCGGAAAGGGGATGGAAAAATGTCGAATTCTTTTTACGGCGATGGATTGTATCGAGCTATGAAAGAGTTGTCCGAAAAAATGAAACAGATGCCGCCAGTGGTGGATCTCAAGTTCCTTTCAGAACCTTCTACATTAAGCGCAATACGTGACTCGTTTGCAGCGTTTGAAAGTCTTTCTACGAAAGTTACAACACCGGAGTTCTTTAAAGCAGTTGAGACGGCTGTTTCAGTTCCACCGATTGATCCGAAGCTCCTTGCACCATCAGCCGAAGTATTGAAAGCACTTGCTGAGGCAAGTAAACCAGTTGAGCTTCCCGATTATGAAAAACTTCTGTCTTCTGTGTACGCCGCGATAAGAGCGAGCTCTGAATACATGACAGAAGAACAGGCAGAATGCGCTGAAAAGATATCTCCCGAGATTCTGAATCCGAAACAGCCTGCAGGTACACAGCCGAGGCGTTTAACATTATCTGAACTCATTGCTTTGCTGAGTTTACTTGCCTCCTTGATTATTGGCGTTCTGCAGCAGCTCCCGGACAAGCAGCTCGAAAAACTTTCCGAACAAAACGAGATCGTAATTGCACAGAATGATGAGGCTGCTTGTCAGCGTCAGCATCTGGCGGAGCAGAACGAAGTCCTCATTGAACAAGGCTCAAAAGAGCTTGAGCTGCTCCAGCAGCTCGTTGATGCGAGGCAGGAAATCATTGAGTACATCAATGAAAACGAAGACCTGCTCGTTGATGCTGAGGATCCTCTCGTTGAAAGAGATCACGCTGTTTTGGAAGCTGACAATGGCGTCGATGATGATACCGATGCACCAGAAGCAGAAGCCGACAACGACAGCAATAACGATCAGACTGACGCAGATCCAAACTAAACTTCTCTCCAAACTCTTAACCTTTTCCCGCAGCTCTTGGACTTGCCCTTCAGGAGCTGCGTTTTTCTTATCCTCCATCCGGCTTTGTTTCCACCTCCCCCAAACCCTGCAAGTCTCTTGCAGGGTTTTCTCATTTCCCAGCAATTGCATTTCATGGTAAATCCCAGTCTCCCAGGGTAAACTGATGACAGACGCCGTGGCTTGTCTTCGTGATCTCCCGCCGGCGGTGGGATGATTCCCATAACGGGAACCGTAACAATAAAATAAATCCCGAAAAGGGAATTGTCAAGCGCTGCTTTATTTTTTATTCCCGATTTGGGAATAATGCTTAAAAAAGGCTCCCGTGCATTGTATAATTCGCTTAAAGAGCGTGGAGGTGCGTACATGAACAGGATTAAAGAGCTCAGGTTGCTGCAAGGATGGCGACAGGATGATCTTGCTGAACGTATGCACACAAAGAAAAATACAATATCACGATATGAAACTGGGGAGCGAAACATAGACGCTGACACGATCAACGCCTTATGTGACATCTTCGGCTGTACGGCGGATTATTTACTGTGCCGCAGCGACAATCCGTGCCCGGAGATCTCCGACGATGACGCTGCGCTGTTGCGGGCATACCATGCTGCATCCCTTCGGGATCGCGGTCTGATCGATCAGATTCTACAGGCGTATGCAGAAGCAGAGGACAATGGCAAGAGTGCCGGATAATCCAATTCAGATAATAAAAACGTGCCCACGGTGGGCACGGGGAAGGATGGCGGATATGGGCAATGGATCCATTGCAAGCTGTCCGTACTGCGGCAGCACCTCGCTCTCTGCCAGCAAAAGAGGCTATAAGCTTGGGCGTGGGCTCTTTTGGGCGCTGGCGCTGGGGTTCTTAAATTTCTGGCTGTTCGCTGTCCCCGGCTTTTTGATCGGAGCGGTTGCCGGGCTTGCAATAGGGAACATTGGCAGTAATAAAACGCAGATCGTCTGCCTCAATTGCGGCAGACGCTTTGCACCTTCCCGCCGGAATGCGGCGGCAGCTTCGGCAGCGCCGAAAGTGGCGCAGGAGTCGCACGACTATTGGGAGCAGAGTACGCCGGTGCCGCCGGAATTTCGAGAGTATATGGACGAGCTCGGTTTGGATGAGCCTGATATCCCCGGCCGGAAATACGCGCTGGCATGTGTGCTGGCAAATATGCACGACGATAAAGAGCGCGCCATCCTGTGGGCTTACGCCGTGGACTGTGCGCGCCAACACCGCACAATGGGCAATCTTCTCCGATCGCCGGAATATCACAAGTACCGCGCCTTCGGCGAATACGCAAGCCGGCACGGGGATGTCCTTCGATCCATTGCGGACCGCCGGGCGGAGGAATACTGGACCCCGACAACCACAACAAAAGCCTATAGGGCGGCGGTGGAGTTTTTTTAAGCAATAAATAAATTATAATTGGCTTTTCCCGCAAGCGCTGCATATAATAGTACAGAAGCAACATGCAGCATCAAGATGTAGAGTAGTGAAAAGCTTCTACATCTTGTGGCTTGACAATTCGCCAAGGGGATCATAAAATAGTTATATGGCAAGAGTTACTTGCCGCATATTTTATCGAACCCTTGGGTAAGGGCTCCCACTTTTCGGGATGACCTAACCTCAAGGGTTTATTTTTGTTTTGGAGAGAGATAAATGGAGTGTATCACTACAAGAAAAACTGCTATCCTGGTTGATGGGGGATATTATAGAGTAAGAGCACGCGGCCTGTGGGGAAACAAAACGGCGACGGAAAGAGCGGCCGAATTGTATGAGTACTGCCAGTTACATATCACCCAGCCTGCTGAACCGAGAGATTTATATCGTATTTTCTATTATGACTGTCCGCCTATGAGCAAAACAATGGTGCATCCTCTTACAAAAAACACAATAGATTATTCTGTGTTGCCTGGGACAAAGTGGTCAAATGATTTCTATCGCCAGCTTGTCGAAAAAAGGAAGCTTGCGTTGCGCATGGGCGAATTGGCTGAATCAACTGCCTGTTTTGTGCTCAAAGATACAGTCCTTACTGATTTGCTGTCTGGGACAAAAACAATAAATTCTTTGGTGGAGAGCGATTTTCGTGTTGATGTGAAGCAAAAAGGCGTTGACATGAGGATAGGTCTGGATGTGGCCTCTCTTGCTCAAAACCGTTTTGTAGATCAGATAGTTTTGATTGCAGGGGACAGCGACTTCCTGCCAGTTGTTAAAATGGCGCGAAAGAACGGAATTGACGTTTTGCTGGATCCGATGAAGCAATTTCCAAAACGGAATATGCAAGAGCATGTTGATGGAATTGAGAGCTTTACAGATTTGATGTATCAGCAGACAGCAAGCGTTACTTAAAACTATTCAATATGCAAACGCTTATCTATATCCACTTTTGTAAACTCACAGTTGACATTTCCCCGGGGCTTCGCATATAATAGTCTTGCCGGAAGGCAAAGAGTAAAGTATGTGCAATGCTTTCACCGAAAAACGAAGCCCCTGGGAGGTGCGACTCCCAGGGGCTTCTACCATTTTTACCGGCTGGACTATACCGGAGGCTTTGCTGCCTTACTCGCCGTCAAGCCATTTGCAAACATAATGTGCGATCATGCTTGCCAGGACGCCGAGAATAAGAGAGTAAAGAATGTACATGTTGCCTTCACCTCCCTCACTCCGAGGTTTCGGCAGCGGGGAGATTATAACAGCATATCATATCTTTGGCAAGAGCGAAAAGGTTATAAAAACACAAGATATAGTTTAATAGCAGGAATCCGGTCGTTTTTTAGATGCCGATATAGTGCGCAATCTTCAAAAACAAGAAGGACAACGGGTAACGCCCAAGGCTACCAAGGAGATATCATGCCAAAGTCAAAGCGACCTGAAATGGCCTATGATGAAAAAACTGGTTTGTACCGCAAGCGTTTGAAGGATCCTGCCACTGGCAAGTGGGTGTCGGTGTATGGCCACACAAAAGAAGAAACGCGCCGCCGGGTGCGCGAGAAAGAGGCCGAGCTTGCCGCTGCTGCGGATCTCCGGGAAAACCCGCAGCTGTGGACCTATGCCCGGCAGTGGTATGAGCTCCACACCGGCGGATATAGTGCAAAGCGCCGGGAGGATTACCGAAACGCGATCAACAACCACATCTGCCCGATCCTCGGCCCTAAGCAGATCCGGGACATCACTTACAGCGACACGCAGCAGGTGATGGCTGCTGTGGCTGATAAGTCGAAGTCATTGCAGCAGAAGGTCGTCACAACGCTGCGGCGGATCTTCGAGGCGGCTGTCAAGGATAAGATCATCGCCCAGAGCCCGTGCGAGGGCCTTGCGCCGGGCGGGAAAGACGCCGTTGAAAAGGTTGCCCTCACTAGGTCCCAACAGGCGGCTCTCCTGGATGCGGTCCGGGATCTGCCGGTCTTCCCGTTCGTGGCTCTCTGTCTCTACACCGGCCTGCGCCGGGAGGAGGCCCTGGGCTTGCAGTGGCAGCACGTCCACCTGAACGCGCCGGCACCGCACATCGACGTCCGTGCAGCCTGTAATTGGGGAGCAAAGAACACGGCACAGCTCACGCCGCTGCTCAAGTCGGATGCGGCATATCGGTCCATCCCGCTGCCGCCTCAGTTGGTGCAAATTTTGCACCAACTCCAGGAGGCACAAAACGGGCCCTACGTCATAAGCAGAGGCGAGGGGGAGCTCCTGTCCGCCTCTGCCTTTAGAAAGCGGTGGGGCGCTGTCACGCTGCGCGAGGCACGGCAAATCACCTATACCATGCGCGGGCAGAAGATCACGCGGGATCTGCACGTCGGGGATGAGGTGCCGTACCATCCCGGTGTGGTGGTCTCTCTGGATTTTCACACCACGCCGCACCTGTTACGGCACACCTATATTTCCGAACTGATCCTCTCCGGCGTGGCCGTCAAGCGTGTGCAGTACTTGGCCGGGCACTCCAGCCCAATCCAGACGCTGCGGATCTATACGCACTTGATGGAGAACAGGCCCGAGGATCTATATGCCGAAGTGGTCAAAACATTTCCGGGCTAA